AGAGTTCTTAACATTTTGACTGCACCCGTTGCCTCATCGGATATCAATATTTTGGTGTCTGTACGAGGTGCGGAGAATTTGGAATTTGCCAACCCCACCACAGTTATTGCGGAGGGGGTTGTGATCAGTCCCTATGAACCCCAGTCAGAAATTTACTCTGAAAAGACCGAAGAACTTAGTATGACACTAGGCTCGGTGTGTGCTGATCCGGATAATCAGTACGCCATTTATTTCGGTGAAAATATCCGCTCATTTCGACAATTACTACGTCGATATGAATACCATAGCACTAAGGCTTTTAAAAAGGCTAATGTCGCTTATCCTGCTCTGCATTTGCAAGTTTTTGACTTTAATCCTATGCCAGTATCTCCTGGATACCTCAATATTGGCCCCGAAAGGGCCAATGCTATTGTTGGTGCTGGGGTTTTTGCATACAATTATTGTCATTACACTATGCTTTCATACCTTTCTAATGCATATCTTATGTATAGAGGCTCTATCAATTGGACATACAATATGATTGAGCAACAGGGCACACTCGCTTCGGAAATTAGAGTGTCTAAAAATAATCTCCACACCACGCCATATGCGTATGCTACTTCTACATATAATGCTTCTGCACAATCTGCAGTTAGCGCCAATATGATTAGTATTCAGAACGCTGGCACCACTGGTCAAGCAATTACCAATTGCAACACCAACACCGGAATGAACGTAGCTTGCCCTATGTTCTCAGGTCACAAGTACCATTACACGGTGCCTCGCAACGCCAATCAAGGTGTGATTGAGGATGGCTCGATCCAGGACGGTTTGTCGCTTTATGCAACTTACCTCACCCCGGCATCTGCGGGCGATTCGCAGTCTCATCTCAAAACGTATGTAGGTATTGGAACTGATTTTAGTTTTCACTATTTTGTGAACGTTCCAACGCTGTTCATTTACAGTGTCGTACCCACTCCGGCGTAAGTGGTATTAGTTTGAAATCTAACAAATTCACCCTAAAAGGTAAACTGGGACAGAATTATATTCGCCAGGACGGACGGGCCGTCACCTCCCACGCAAGTGGGTTTCAT